AGGATGTGGAGCACCCAACCTTTCTTAATAAGTGGTGACACCAGCATGTAGGGGGTGGCGATTTGTTTAGACAGATGCCATACAAATTGACCGCACTTAGAGAGTGGAATATTCGCATGTCTCGATTCAGTACACCAGAGATCTTTGATCCTGTGACTAATCATATTCTAAGAGAACAAGGGTTTGATACTAATATTAGCCATGCACCCAGGAGCGTTTATTCAGTTGAGAAATTGTATCAACAACTCGAAAGTTTCGACCCTTCTAGGTCAATTTTCGTCGATATGAAAGATAGAGACGTTAAGAGAGGGGTCAGCTTTGCATACAAAATGTTTGCAAAACCAAAAGATAGTCATTTCCTTAATCCAAAGGCTTTCTATGATGAATCACTTATCAGTAATTGGAAGGCTAGTGCTGGATTAACAGCATATGGATTAACGAAAAGAGAAGCATTCTCAAGAGGTACACAATCAGTAGAAAGAATTCTTTCTGATGGAGATGCTTCAAGAAAGCCAGAACCATGCATAGCGTTGACGCGAACTGGCAAGAATGCCAAGAGTAGGCTTGTATGGGGATACCCAATGTCAATGACATTGTTAGAAGGTTCGGTTGCAAAACCTATCTTGTCCCGTTTCAAAGGGGGAACAACTTCTATGGCTTTCGCTATGACCAACAAAACTTTAGGTGCAAAGATACTTTCAGCTGCGAATGGTAGAAAGTACTGGTATTCATTAGATGCAAGTCAATTTGATGCCACAATTCAAGCGCCAATCATTAAAGCTGCTTTTAACATTCTTCGTACTTGGTATGATTTGAATGCAGTGTACCATAATGATGTGACTGTTGGAAAAGTATTCGATATTATAGAAGATTATTTCATTCGAACACCAATCGTGATGCCTACAGGTGATCGTAAGGTGAGAGGACAAGGAATCTTACACATAGGGAAAAGGCATGGAGTACCTAGTGGAAGTTACTTTACTCAAATAATCGATAGCATAGCTAATATTATAGTATTGGGTACACTATCTTCAAGATTTGGTTTTAGAGTAGATCAGGATACATCCTTTGTATTAGGTGATGATCTACTTTTCTTCACAAACACTTCTCTTAAACTTAAGGATCTAGCTACTTACGCGTCTAGAACCTTTGGAATGAAGTTTAATCCTAAGAAATCCAAAATAGGGAAAACTACTGAAGTAGTTCCCTTTTTAGGACGCCAATGGCAGAGAGGAATACCAATGAGAGATACAATCGAAGCAATCG